GCTAAAAAAACTTTACCAAATGGTCGTAACGCACATCTTATTTTAGAAACACATCATTGGTGGAAAGATAAGTTAGTAAATTATTTCATCATTACTAACGAAGAAGCAAACGATAAAGAATATGTAGTGGAAGTAAAGTCATGGGTTTAGGTGATTGGTTAATGGCATCAGGTGATGCTAAAGAAGCTAACGAAAGAACCGGTAAGAAAGTTAAAATAGGTGATGGCAGTAGAATGTTTACTGACATACAAGTCTTTTCTAATAACCCTAGAATGGCATTTAAAGATGATACAGATGTCGTATGGGTCAATAACTATCCTAACAGTAGACCTTATCTTAAAGGCACAAGCAACGGTAAGTTATTATTTAATGATGACTATAAACCTAGAGTAGGCGAGATATACTTTAGTAACGAAGAACAAGAAGTTATAGATAAGATACAAGGTGACTACATAATAGTAGAACCTAATGTTAAAAAGACTTTTATCCATACAGTAAACAAAGCATGGCATGGTTGGGATGAGTTATTAAAACATGACTTGCCTTGGATACAGTTAGGTGATGTTACTACTGACAAAAAAACAAAGTGGGCAGAAACATCAACCTTTAGAGACGCATTAGCAATATTAAGTAAAGCAAAGTTATTTGTAGGCACAGATGGTGGTTTACATCATGCAGCAGCAGCATTAGGCATACCTTCCGTAGTGATATGGACAGGTTTTACTTCACCGAGGCACTTAGGATATGACACCCATAGAAATATACATGACGGTTCAGAGCCATGTGGGACTTATGATAGCGTATGTCAACATTGCCTTCTAAAAAGCAAAGCAATCACCGTAGAACAGGTTTTAGATGCAGTTAATACTGAGTGGCATAGAACGCAGAGATAACGTCTTAAAACGTTTGCAAAAGCATTGTAAGGGCATTTTAACAAGAGAATGGGATGGTAAGTCTATTCCAGTCGTAGTAGGTAATTTACAGGGTGCAGATAAGATACAAATAGCCTGTAGAGAACAAAACATACCTTATATTCTGATAGACCATGGCTACTTTCACAGGTCATCTGAATTAGAATGGGCTAGATTTTGTGTAAGTAACTACCATTGCACAGATTGGCGTGTATCAGATAGAGAAACACCTAAAGTTCACGAGTATCGTAGTGGTGAAAACGTAGTTGTGCTACCACCGGCAGAAAAGATAGCTTATATTTACCAAACTTCTAATTGGTTAGACAGAACAGTAGAAGAGATTAGAAAGTATACAGAGAGAAAGATTGTCATTAAGCGTAAAGGCGAAGGTGACTTTAAACAAACATTAGAAAAAGCTCATGTCATTGTGAGTTTTGGTAGTGTCGCAGATGTAGAAGCACTTATTCGTGGTGTGCCTGTCATAGGTTCACCTTATAGCCCTGCAAACCCTGTATCCAATAACATTAAAGACATAGAAAACTTAACATATTTTGACAGAACAGCATGGTTAAGCTCATTAGCTGCAAGTGAATGGCATAAAGATGAGATGGACAAGTGCTGGGATAGACTAAAAGGACAATTAGATGGCATTTACAACCTATACTAGCTTTGTAACTACAGTAGAGAGTTACTTAGCACGAACAGACTTGACAACTGTCATACCTGATTTTATTCAGATGGCACAGTTAAGAATGAGTCGTGACTTACGAACAGAAGCTATGTTAAAAGTAGCAACAACTACTCCTACAGATAGCAAAGTAGCATTTCCTACTGACTTCTTAGAGTTAAGAGAGATGCACTTTCAGGGTAACCCACCTATTCTGTTAGAGTTCCAAACACCTGACTTGTTTTTCCGTAATGGTCAAACAACATTATCAGGTCGTTCACACTACTTTACAATGTTAGGCACAGAGTTTCAGTTTGCACCTAGCCAAGATACAGATTACACAATTCAAATTCTATACTATGGTCAACCAACATTTATTTCTAGCACAACTTCTAGTAACTTGTTTTTAGCATACTACCCAGACGCTTTACTTTATGCAACATTGGCAGAAGCAGAGCCTTATTTAATGAATGACCCTAGAGTAGCAACATGGTCAGCATTATATGATAGAGCCATTACCAATATTAAGAAGAGTGACTTAGGTCAAACATACGCATACACCACATTAAACGTAACACCAAGATAAAGGAAAAATCATGGCAGAAATGAGTAATTTTTTAGAGAACGCACTTTTAAATGCAACTCTAAATGCAACAACATACACAGCACCAGCTAACATATACGTATCACTATGGACAACAGACCCTACAGATGCAGGTAGTGGTACAGAAGTTAGCACATCTGGTACTGGCTATGCTAGAACAGCAGTATCATTTGCAACAGCATCTGGCACATCTGGTAACGTATTAAATGATGCAGACGTTACTTTTCCAACAGCAACAGCTTCATGGGGAACAGTAGGTTGGATTGGTATTAATGATGCTATAACATCAGGTAACTTACTTTACCATACAGCTTTGGATACATCTAAAACAATTGATACTGGTGACATCTTTAAGATTTCAACAGGCAACCTTTCAGTTACATTAGCTTAAGGATAAACCATGGCGTTAGTCGTCAAGGATAGAGTACAGGAAACTACTGTAACCGTAGGTACTATTGCACTTGTACTTGCAGGTGCAGTATCTGGCTTTCAGTCATTTTCTGTTATAGGTAATGGCAATACTACTTACTACGCTATTGTAGGTGGTACAGAATGGGAAGTAGGTATTGGCACTTATACAGCTTTAGGCACTGTTTTATCTCGTGATACTATATTAGAGTCTAGCAATGGTGGAAGTGCAGTAAACTTTAGTGCAGGTACTAAGAATGTATTTGTTACTTATCCTGCTGAAAAAGGTATTTATTTAGATGCTAGTGGTAACTCTATAGGATTGGGTACACTAGCTTCAGCAACACTTACAAACGCTACAGGATTACCTATATCTACTGGTGTGAGTGGTTTAGGTTCAGGCATTGCAACATTTTTAGCTACACCTTCTAGTGCTAACTTAGCTTCTGCTGTTACAGACGAAACAGGTAGCGGTTCTTTAGTATTCGCTACATCACCCACTTTAGTCACTCCAGCATTAGGTACACCATCTTCAGGAACACTCACAAACTGTACATTTCCTACATTAAATCAAAATACAACAGGTTCATCTGCTACTGTTACTGGAAATGCAACTGGAAGTACATTTGGATTTAACTCTGGTTATGGTTCAGTAGTTACAGCATACGGATGTCGTGCATGGGTAAACTTTAACGGTACAGGCACTCCTGCAATTAGAGCTAGTGGTAATGTGTCCAGTATTACAGATAATGGAACTGGTGATTACACAGTTAACTTTACTACTTCAATGCCAGATGCTAATTATAGCCCAATTGCAACACTAAAACCAACTTCAGGTGCAACTAGCACAAATGGTAAAGTTGTAAATATTCGCTACGATACAAACCTAGCAACTGGCTCTTGTCGTGTATTTTGTAATAGTACAGGCGGTTCTGAAGATATGGATATTGTATCTGTATCAATATTTAGATAAGAGATAACTATGACCAAAAGAATTGTATATCAAAATGACGAAGGTGGAATTAACATTATAGTTCCAGCAGATTGTGGTTTAACTATAGAAGAAATTGCTGTTAAAGATGTGCCAACTAAAAAAGCATATAACATTGTAGACGTATCTGAAATACCAACAGACAGAACATTTAGGAACGCATGGACATGGCAATAATTATTGACATAAATAAAGCTAAAGACATTACTAAAGATAGGTTACGTCAAGAACGTGAACCATTACTATTAGCTCAAGATGTTGCATTTCAACGTGCTTTAGAAGTAAATGCAGACACATCTGCTATTGTTGCTGAAAAACAAAGACTTCGTGATATTACTACATTGGTAGATACAGCAAATACAGTAGAAGATTTAAAAGCATTGAAAGTTAACTAATGGCTAAATTAATACTTAACGGTTCTACTTCAGGTTCAGTAACACTAGACGTACCAGCAGACGAATAAGGAGCAATAAATGTTTGGCATAGCTAGCTTTTCCCAAGCTCCTTTTAGCTCATTAATAGTAAGCGGTAATATAATAACTGCTTCTGCTGCAATTACAGCAGACGCAACCGTAAGTGCATTAGGTACACGCTTTAGAACATCTAACGCAAGCATAAACGCTACTGCAACAGTTACAGTTACCCTAAGCGGCTCATTAGTATTTGGTACAGCAGTTATAAATGGATTTGCAGATGTATCTGCTGTAGCTACAAGAACACAGTTTGGTAGTGGTGCAATATTAGGAACAGCTACAGTATCTGCTACTGGTGGTTCTATTGCATTATCTTCAGCAAGTATCACAGCTACAGGTACAGTAACAGCATTAGGTTCATTACTACAATCTGGTATTGCTTCTATTACTGCCAATGCTACAGTTACAGCTAATGGATTGCGTATAAGGTCAGGTATAGGTTCTATAACAGGAACAGCTACAGTATCTGCACTTGGTGGTTTAATAAATTCAGCTAATGCACAAGTAAATGGCTTTGCTTTAGTTACAGTAAGCCCTAACGCTATATATTCAGCTTTTGCTTATGTAGAAGGCATAGGAACAGTTACTGCTAAAGGTACAAGGCAAGGTGAAGGATGGACACCAGTTACTCCAGGTGCAGAAACATGGACAGACGCAACATCATCTACAGATACATGGTCTGCAATATCAGCTTCTTCAGATACATGGACAACAATTACAGCAGGAACAGAAATTTGGACTGATACAACTCCAAGTACAGACATTTGGTTAAGACAAGGATAAAAGATGGCAAAAACAAAAATTAGTGAATATTCAGCAACCCCAGCAAGTAACACCGACATTAGTAATATTAACATTGCAGAAGGATGCTCACCTGCAAACGTAAATAATGCTATTAGGTCTGTGATGGCTCAACTAAAAGACCAACAAGATGGTACAAGCGGTGACCCATTTACTGTAGCAGGCACACTAACATCTTCAGGCACACTTGCAGTTACAGGTGCATTAACATTAGATGGTGCGGCAGGCACGTCTGGTCAAGTATTAACCTCAGCAGGCTCAGGAACACCTACATGGTCAGCCTCTTTAGTAACAGGTATGATTTTAATGTGGTCAGGTACTATTGCTACTATACCTACTGGTTTTTTACTATGTAACGGTTCTAGTGGCACTCCTGACTTACGAGATAGATTTATTATTGGTGCTACTGCTGATA